CATCTATCTTTGTAATCGGTAACCACTTACCGAATGTAGGATCAGACTTACGTGGATATTGCTTTATTGAATTACCGCCATCCATTTCGCATTTAAATGATATAGCATTCTCTGCAAATTTTACTCTGTGGCCAGTATCAAATCCATGTTCATTAAGAGTAATTGTTAGAATACCAGATGTAGCGGTATATGTTGCACCTGTTATTGTATGTTCAGAAGCAGCAGTCAAATTGTGTGCCGAGGCATTTCCCTCGACACCGTGTTCTGAAGTTGTGATACTCAATACACCTGTACCAGGATCGTATGTTGTACCATCGACTGCTGTCCAGGTACTACCAGTACCATCACTGATACCACCTGGTAATGCAGAACCAGGTACAAATGTATGATCAACATCACCATATGTACAACTGAATGTGAGTCCACCTTCCTCAATCTTAATAGAATCTCCAGCACTAATTGTACTAGCACTAGCTATACCGACATTTAATGTTAGATCACCATTTGATGGATTATATACAGTTTTTTCAGTATTTACATCACCAGTTGCATCACCAATATCATGACTTACTATAGGAGCTGCCCCAACATCAATAGTAATCGTTCCTGCTGTTTTATTAACCGATTCAATTTTAATAGACTTATCATAAAATGGGTCAGATGCACTAGGATACGACTTAGTACTAAAGTTTCCATCCATCTCACAAGTGAAGTCTAATGACTCATTTGCTAATTTAATAGTAGTATTTTCTTTCAGACCATGATTAGCACCAATATTCAAAACCATCAAACCAGTTGATGGATCATATGTTGCATCACTAACATCTTTATTTACTAAAGGAGTTGTACCGACGTTAACAGTAATCGTTCCTGCATCAGTATCAATAGCATCAATTTTGCGATACTCACCATGGGATGGATCAGTAAAACGTGGATATGATATAGGATTAGTATAGTTATCAGAAGCACATTTAAATTTCAATGAACCTGCTGATATCTTAACACTCTCATTTATACTAAGTTTCTCAGCAGCTTCTGTACCGACATTTAATGTTAGATCACCATTTGATGGATTATATACAGTTTTTTCAGTATTTTCATAACCAGTTGCAGCTGCAACATTATACACTCCTACGTCCGGACCAGCGCTTCCTGTATCCGCTACATAACTTCTCCTAGCAGATGTATTTAATAACTGGGTCAGAGTCATTCCGCACGTATTTGTCTCTCGTGCGCAAGACTCATCCATCAGATCTCCATCGGCGCCTATAGCCTCAATAGCCTGGAGTTGCTCGTCTGTTAATTCAGAAAAGCAACCTTTAAAAAATAAATTGGAGGTTGACATACCTCAACTCTCCTATAATAGATCAGTTATACGTAAACGTGTCCATCACAAATGTAAGCTCTAGAGTAGATACATTTGTAGAAGCCCTGTCGGCTTGGCCAAAGTTAATAGAAGTGATTTGAGCGTCAGGAATAGTGATGGTTCTGTTACCCACTGGGTTGGGATCTTCACCACACTCTACAGGAGTTACGGTCAAGGTAACAAAAGAACATTCATACGTCTTCCAGAAGTCAACGATATCTGCGTGCTTCTCTGGGTCAAATGGAGTAGATACAGTCACTTCCGCAAGAGTACGAGGACCCTTGAGCTGGAAGATACGACCTCTGACACCATCAGCATACTGGGTGGTTCCAGATGTATCTCTGATTCCTGAGAAAGTAGTGAAGTAGTGCTGGAAAGGCGAGGCCTGGATCCAATACTGGGCTTGAGTAATAGGCTTATAGGATAGCATAGTAAGTTATGTTATATGCAATATTTCTAAATAATATTTAAACTAGGTGGATTATTGGAAGTACGGATCAAACCATCTCCAATATCCTTTCTTTTCCACATCTAGAGTTACAGCCTCTCTGTGCACAGTATACCTATTTAATCTAAATGTCTTCTCGTAGAGAGAGATCAGATCTATAGAGTCACACTCGGACAAAATCTCTTGCTCTATAAGGCTCTTCATTCTTTGTACTTCTGTCTCACAACCAGACTTGAGCTCAAAAGCTTCAGCCGGCGGTTTCCTTACGTTTCTTATCTCTTCTAGAAGTCTCTCTATCACAAAGACAATTTCTCCTGGCGAAGTAAACTCATCTATTTTTATCTTGGAGATTTGCATCTCGTTACCTGTAGAATCAGTTACGATACGTTGGAAACCAACATCATCGAGATCTCCTTTGAAATTAGTGGCGATCTCTTGAGATATCTTTTGTTTCTCTGAAGGCTCTTCAAAATCGAATAGCTTCATGAGGTCTGTGCCAAAGTCCATGTCCTCGGCCATAGGAGCTTCGGCTTCTTGACCACCTTCCATAGGAGGCATCATACCTCCCATCATTCCGCCATCAGGCATCTCCTGCTTGATCAATGAAGGGATGTTAAGCTTCTCCCTTAGCCAGTCTACGTCGTCTACTTGGTACCCTAAAGCTCCTAGTTGGGAGAGTACCTGTACCATACGTACAGGATCTTCTCTCTGCCTGAGATCTTCAAAGTTACGTACTAACCTAGGAGGAGTCTTACCAGGATAATTAAGTTCTACTATCCATCGGACCAAAGTAGAGTTAATTGTTTCATCGAGCTCTTCAGAGAAAGCCTTGGCCTTCCTCATCCTCACAGAGTCGGCGATTTGATCTCGTGCAAATGAGCCAACACTACCGGTCTCTTGACCAACGGTTGTCTCTCCATTAATCACAAAACTGATCTGCTGATCAATATATGTAATGAGCTGGTTGTAGAGTTCTGGGCGGCCGTTGCTCTCTAACCATTGAATATCCATCTCATCTGGTATAACAACGGCGGTCTCTTGCCCTAAACGTTGTAACGCACTGAATAAGGAGTTAACTTCCTCCTCAGGCGTACCTAGGCTGAACTTGCCAACGGCTGTTGGAGTTGTATGCTTGTCCGCGTATTGAAGCCAGAAGTTAAGTAGAGTCCTTCTAAACTCAACAAGAGGATAAAGCTGACGTCCTTGTCCTGAGCCATGAACATCCATGAAGTTGCTATAGGCCCAATGCCTATGCATGATCATAGACCTTAGTGGTATCCCCAGGCCCTCTACAGGAGAGAACATAGTGATAAGCCTAGGACTTACTGTTCCATCCTCATTTAAGCGAAATAGGAACCTACGTGGGTCTCTGATCTTTATCTCAGACGGCACGATATACTTACCTTGTCGCATCCAGCAGATCTCTCCTGTTGACATGCCAAGCACAATAGACTCACACATGCCACGGATGAAGGTATCAAACCCTGAGCTCGTGGATACTAAAGATTCTTTTCCATAAGATTGTCTTGTGTTGCTGCCCATACGATTAATGACTTGTCGTACGAACTCTGCAATTTCTTCGTCTTCTGCTCTATCTGAAGAGGGGTAAACCTCCCAAGGCCTTTGAATAATCTCTCCTACTAGCTTTTCCCAAGCAGCAAGGATTTGGCTGTCGTTAAACAGCCTCATATATTTTTCAATTGCGCGGGGGCCGCCGCCTCCTTCTTCTAAGAGGATATCGTCTCTACGGGGGAGTATTACTCCACTCGTAAGGTAAGGAGCTCCTGAATAGGAATACGGATCTGATTTATATCCTGCCAGATTTCCTTGAGGAGTGCCCAGGGAAAAATAACGATCAAAAAACCCAGATTTGATATGCCTTTGAGGATTTTCAGAGGTCATTTACAACACATTATTCTTCGCTATCTTTAAACTGAGTTGGCTCAACTACCTTGGTTAAGTCAACATATACAGTTTCAAGCTCCAAAATCTTAGTTCTAAGCTCCTCTACGGTGATCTCCCCGTCTTCCCATTCTTTAATTAGTTCCTCCGCGCCATCCACTCGAACGTTTTGGCCTTGAGTTAAAATGTTGATTCCTTCTTCCATTTTTCAAATTCCTTACGAATAGTTATGTAAAATTCTGAGTAGGTTTTGTGCCAGGTTTCATCGTATTTCCTGACATACTTGAAATAGTTTTCTTTCCAAGTATCAGAGTCATATACTTCTTTATACTCTTTAGGTATATTTAGAGTGAAGTTCTTAAGCTCTATAGCGATGATTGCGCTCATAAAGTCTCCTCTTTTTGCAATCATCTGATCTTTAAGTTCTTTTAGATTTACATCTGGGAATTTTAAAGATACTTCGCGAAACAGAGGAGATTTGGATAGATCTGACTTTTTCTTTTCTTTGTCTTTTTTAATTGTCTCTTGGTAAGCGTTGTCAAGAATCCCAGAGATAAACGTAGAGTTAAATTCTACGCTTGCTCCGTCATTGATATCGGTCCAGAATTTCTTGAAGGACTCGTATCCCCTTACAATTGTGATATTTGCATAAGACTGCATCTTTTGTTTTATGTCTCTCTTTGCAGCGTCAATGTAGTGCATGTCTTTACCATCTGGCCAAAAAGCGTATCTTTGAGCCAGGGAGTTTGACCAAAGAAACGTTGTCAATAACTTCTTAATCCTAGGATCAGAAATATCTTTCTTAGGCAAATCGTCGATGTCTAGTATTGCTTTCTTCCAATCATAAAATATATCCATCGCTTTGTTTTCTGCGGCTTGCCAAACTGGAGTTTTTGAGAGTTTACCGATATGAGTATCGTCTAACTCGCCGTATCCTGTCAAATCGTTGATTAGTACGTCGTCCTCTGAGAGGCTTTCTGACGTTATAATTTTTGGCCTACCAAGCCCTTTGGCGTTAGTAGTAAACTCAACAACCCATTTGTCATGGGCTAGTTGCTGTTCAAACTTCCACTTATCATAAGCGAGTATCTTATCTAAAAGAGGCTCTGGTATATTACTTAGTGTCAGTATTTCCTGTGCTATCATTCTCGTTTAACTGACGTAGTTTGAAGTCTATATAGCTCATTATATCACGATAATTCCAACAGTCAACAATTTTTTCAAATAAGTTTTGATCTACTCTACCTAAGTCCATTCCAAAGGTTAGAATCCTATTTAAGTCCGTCCAACAATTACTACCTGGTTCGTCAAATAGGAAGATCTTTTTATCTACCGGAGGTTCTATCTTCTCAATTGTGCTCAGCGCGCTAAAGAACGAAGACAACAAAGAATTGTCCCATCCTGCAAAGACTACAAAATCAGAGCCTTTGACTAAAGCCTCAGTGATTGATTGTCTTACCTTTATTTCAACGCCCTCCTTTTCTGTTAAGATTTGCTCTAGATGGACAACCATCTTGTTGAGGTCAGATGCATTATCAACAGATTTGGACTTTATAATAACTACGGAAGTTTTGGCGGGCATAATTTGATCATAGCTACAAAGCTTTAAACTTAAAGTTTAAAGTTTAAAAAAAGTGTTTTAGCATGGTTTCGGATCTAACTCGAATACAGGTACAAGGTATAAGGGGAAGCCTGCCTACGATCCTCGATACTGCTTTTGTTATATATAAAACCCAGGTGGAAGAACTCAATGTTTCTTCTGAAGAAAAGCAGTTCAATAAAACAATGTTTGACTTCATAAGTACTTTGCTTACAAGGATAGAGAAGGATAAGCCTCTATCTACTGTGCCTTTGTACGCTGATCTCTCTTACGTTTTGGTGCAGCTGCAATTTAATGTCCCTAGATTTTTAGGGTTATACTCTATTATAAATCGAACAATTGTAGAGTTTTTAAAAGAAGCATTTAATAGAAAGAACACGAACATAGAACTGTATATTAATCAGTACTATGAGCAGATAGCGAGTTCTTTAGTAAACTTAGATCTATTTTTAAAGGGTCTCAGGACAGAGCAGATTGTTCAACTTATTTCTGACTACGGCCCTTCTTCTGCTGTTGTTAAAGATTCTTATTCATCAAAAGAGATAAATGATAATAATACTATTTATTCCTTGTTCGGAGAAGATAACTACTGGGAGGTACAATCTAGAAAGTATAAAGAAAACCCGCTGTACGGAAGAAAAATCTACACCATTTTAAATGATGTTCTTTATGTTTTAAATAGAGATATCAGTAGACCTAACACAAGTTTTGATCAAGAGGAATGGAGTGAGTATACTTCAAAATATTTAAAAAAAGAAAAAACATTTAATAACAGACTTAGAAAGAGTGTTAATAAGTACATAGTTAACGCCTTAGAAGAAGCGAATGATATTAATGGTATTATTTCTGATAGCAAAGAAAAAAGCATAGACACAACAGGGTTGGTATACGACGAGAAAGATCTTTCTTTGACTTTTGGAGGTGCGGGTAAAAGTATTGTTGATAGCGTTATTTCCCTTAAAACTGTGATAAAGTACTTTGGAAATAAACAAGCCTCGCCTGTAGGAGATATTGATTACATTGCTTCTTTTTGTGAGTATCTCTACTCTGGATGCTATGGCAGAAACTTAGCTGATGGTTTCTCTTCAGTGCCTGGAATAAACTTATTTGGTAACTTTGATTTAATCTATTATTTTACAGGAGAGACCAATAAAATAGCAGGACTTAAATTTATTGAAGGATTTAAATATCTTAAGTCTTTTAAGCAAAATTTAACTCTAAATCCTGACATTGAGACTAAAATAACAAACAAAGGTAAAGTCAACGAGTTAGTAGAGATTATGCATAATCCTCTATACTCAAAATACAGCAATGGGATCAAAGATCGTTTTGTTTTTAATATCAGAAACCCCTATACAGATAACTATCAGTACAACGTAGATGTCATATTGTTTGGCTTAGAAACGATTACTAGTATATCTAGTACTCTAGGAGACACTGTTAATGCTGTAGCATCGTCCTTAAGTAAAGACGGTGAGCTTGCAGGATACGAGGGCTTGGGCTCTATCTACTTACAAATGCAAGAATTAAGTAATATATTTATTCCGAGGCCAGATATTGAATTGTTAATTTCTAATGGAGAAAAAGTCCTTCCTGGGCTAAATGGGTTAACAACTTATCTACTGAGATCTTATCAGAAATTAACTGCGGTAGTTCCAGATATACCTTTTACAGGGAAGTCTCTTAGAAAACTTAGCAAATGGAGTGGAAAAGTTCAGAAGTATCTAGAAAGAATTATAGATGACATTGAAACAATAGGGTATCAGCCTGGAGCTTTTATACCTAATATTTCTTTTAAAAATTCTCTACCTGATAGAGAGACTCTAATAGACCGGCTCAGGTCATTAAATTTTCAAGAGAGTGAGATTAACGAGTTTATTTCTGCAGAGACTTTTGAAGATCTATTGTTAAAATTTGCTCCTTTGTCTGATTCAAAAGACCAAGCATCGTTCTTTAAAGGATATGAGTTATCTCAATTAATATATGAGTTTGGAGGAGAGCCCGCAATTGATGCTTATTTGAGTTATCTTTATTCTCCAGACGATGATGGTTTAATTAATCTACTCACTATTGCGTTAAAAGATCAATCAAAAGCGACTACTTATAACACTAGCAGATTCGGTAAATTAGTAGGTCTACTGGTGAGTTTAACTTTTGCTATTAACCCAGATCAGCTTGGGTTATTTAAGTCTTACTTATCTGGTAACAGGCTTACATTTTTTGAATCAATTTCCTTTTTGTTAAAAAATAAAGAAAGAAATATACTACTAAATAAAGAAGAGATTAGTCTTTTAAACCCCGTATCTAAATCTTTGATATTTGGAAAATCTGGTTTTGATATTAATGCGTACTCTATTGACTATGAAACTGCTAATGAGCACGCGCCTCTAGCCTTGAAGCAATACACAGAGATACTTGATAAAAATCTAGGTGATGCGTCTACAAACTTCTTACAGAATTTGTACGACAAAAGCCAGGGACTAACCGTAAAAGAGCTTATTAAGACTTTAAATCCAGAGTCTTTTCATACAGATTTAGGTCAACTACTTGAGGGATACGAAGGAGGCCGACTAACTAAGATCCTTAATTACGCTTATTTAAGTGGTGTATTACATAAAGTAGGGTATTACAATAACTCGTATCAGGCCCCTAACTTCTTTGTTATGCCTCGTAGTCCTTTCAGTTTAAGTGCTGTTGTGGAGATACTCAAGTCTTTAGTACTCGCTTTAGATTTAACTATTACTAATTTTATTAACACCCTAGAAGACAATTTTTCTCAAGATGCCCCAGAGCTTTACTCTTTCAATAACATTATTAGTTCTTATAATAAAGAGACCGATACTCTATCAAGACTTGTTAGAGAGATCGTTCCCGTAAACGGTGACCTTGGAACTCTTGGAGCACCTTCTTTAAAAGGTACCGAAACAATAGTAGGTTCTCCAGGTATTGGTAACTCTCCTATCCCAGAGTCTATACCCAAAGAAAATAGCATTACTCCAGAGCAAGCTAATGTGCTCGCTCCTCAGATTATAACAAATTTCTCTTTCTTGGCTCCTAGGATTAATAAAGATCTTGCTGAAAATAACATACTAGATAAGTTTACAAAAGTAATAGAAGATAATAGGCTAATCACAGGAATTTCTCCTGTTAACTCAGTAGCAGTAGCTAAGTCTGGTGTAAGTGAGTTAAGCTTAAATCCTAGTAAGAAAAACTCGATCTCTTTAGAGTCAGGACTCGTTGTCAATAAAAACCTCGATTCTGTGAACCCTTCACTATTTATTAATAACGATTTTAAAACCAAAGTAGAGAGGTCAGTAATAGCAAATTTAGTAAAAGATCAGTTAATAACAGAGTTTGATGCTGTACAGTCATGCAAAAAATTTGGTGGAACAAAATGCGAAGAAACTATAGAGAAAACAATAAACTCCTGCGGAGAGCCTACTAATAAAGCAATATACTCTGAGAGAGATAATACTCCGTTTACTCCAATATCTAACAGCGGCGTATTGATAGATCGCCCCTACGGCAAAAACTCTGAAGTTAAATTAAATAACGTCTTCTTGCCAAGTAAGCCAAATAACAGACCGCTATTCTTTAATGTATTTGACGACGAGGAGATAAGGATTGGTTTGAATGGAGAGCCTATTTTATCTAAATTAAAATCAGAGCCAATTGTTTTTACAAAGAAGACAAATGACTTGTCATTAGATTCAAATACTTCCGCCCAAGATGTGATTGATCCTAAAGAAAAATATTACCCTCAGTATTACAACTCTGAATTTGGGTTAATAGAGGCAATAAAAGCAAGGTGGGAAAAGGACGGGCCATTCAAGTGTGCTCTATTGGAGGATCCTTATGCCTATCAAGCCTGTATGAACCTATTAAAATGCAAGAGATTTATTAAAGAGGACGAAGTAGCGTTCTTAAAATTCTGTCCTAAGACCCTAGCAGGAGGTTTATCTAAATGAAGATATCTACCCACTTTCTTCTGAGCAATAAAGACTCAGTTCTCCTACCTATAACAAAGAAACAAAACAGTTCTTTTAATTATGTAGATTTCCCAAATAAAAACATTGTTTCAAACGATAATGTCTATCTATCAAAACAAAAATCAAACTCTTGTGTTTTAGACATAATAGTTACCTCTCCACCACCACTAGGAGAACTAAAACTAACAAACCAAGAGATACTTACTTGGGACGACCTATGGATAGATGCAGAGACTGGTAATAGCGTAGATCCACATATAGAGTCTATTAACTTGCAAAGAAACTCTTTGCTCTATGTTAATATGAACCTTAAAAGGTCATTTCTTAAAAGGATAAATTTAGAGGGAAATATTAATCTCAGGTCTTTTACTGGATCTAATTTATCTGCCCTAGAATTTCTAGATCTTACTGATTGCATTAATTTAGAGTCTGTTTTATTAGGCTTGTCTAAAAATATCAAGGTATTGAGTTTAAAGAACTGTAGGTTAACAGAAGACGGACTAGAAGAAACATTGAGTTCTTTTAGACCAACAAAAACTTCTTCGGCTAACATATTTCCGGGCTCTTTACCTCCTTTTAGAAAATCTTATAGCACTCTATTAGACCTAAGGGGCAATGACATCCCCTGGGGTAATAACAAGATTGCGTCTAAGATTAGATTGTTAGTCACAAATAATTGGCTGGTGTTATGGGATAATGCTCCTCCAACAAACGTAATCCCGATTCAAATGTATGCTTTTTTTCCTAAGAATCTAAGTAATATCCAAATAGATCAATACTATGGCAGACCTAAGATCTAAATTTATTGAAGACTACGCCGGTGGTCTCTTAAATGTATCTAGACAAGAACTTTCAAGCACTGGAGAAGTGCTCTCTCAAGATGGATTGCTATCTGATAGCAGTATATTTGTAGAGGATGGCTCCGGATCAAAGAGCGGACTAAAGCTCGGCGTTTCTATCTGCGAGGTGGTAGACCCTACAACACCACAAGGTGCTGTTAGTGTTCGATACGCTGATAGAACGTACGCTAGCACCAGAGATTTAAAAATATTCTCTACGGCTCTAGCTTCAGCACAAGCGGCTTTATCAGACGCAACTGCTACTTCAATAACTAATTTAGAAAATGCTTTTCAACTTCTAGAAACAGCACAAGACACATTACAAAGTACTTTCTCTTCTAGGAAGGATATCGTAGATGGGCAGCTACAAAGATTAGATGAATTAGATACGTTATCTAGCACAGTAACCGCACTAGCGGGAGTAACAGAGTCTCTAAGGACCGCTGTAACGACCTTTGTAACCCAAGACGAAGTTGTTAACACCTCAAGGTTTTACACCTCAACGGGTAATACTACCCGTGCTTCTATCGTTCAGTTTTATAAAACAAAAGGAGAGCGCTCTGATCAACAGGGATCGCTTCGCAGAGAAGATGAGCTCGGTAAAATTGAATTTGCAGGAAATGACGGCAATGTTAAAGTAGTAGGATCTTCTATTTGTGCTATAGCTGCCACAGCTTGGGATACTGACGAGAGAGGAACCTATCTTGGTTTTAATTGGGTGGGAACTGATGAGACGGACAACTCTTCTACGATATCTGAGTGGGTATCTTTTGGTAAGCCTTTTGATAGCAGCGACGCCATAGGACCCAGAACTATCACTTTTGCATCTATACCAAGTCAGGCGACTGATACGAGCGCCAGGCCAAACGTTCATATAAACGAAGACGGGCAACTGCTTAGAACTACTACCCCGTCAATAACAGTAGCAGAATTGAAAGCACTCGTGGAGGATAACACCACCTATGCAACCTTTCAAGCCGCGATTGCGAATCTGAATGAAGAATCAATCACTTAAAAATACTTCTTCTAATACTGCTTTTTCTAGTCGGATCGCGTAAATCGGCCCGACTTTTTTTAGTATGGCAAAAACTATGCCTTCTCTTTTATCTATTTCAGATGGCAGAAGCTTCTCTGTAACGTTCTTTAAGGTATCATCGCCTCCTAGCATAGGAGCAATATGAGTCTCTCCAAAAAGCCAAGTTATATCTGACTGGTCTTCTGTTGCTATATACAGCCCTATTGGCTCGTTATCCCTAAGGCTTTTTTTAAATGCCGGGACCAATTCTTTCTCTAGTACTGATATATTTTTGAATATCTTCTTAATTTTTTCTCGTGATGCTGGATGTTCAAACATTACATTTTTTCAATTTCTACACCAAGTTGCTTTAAAACATCAATGCCGTCAGTAATTCTGTATTCATGACGATAGTAGACTTTTTTAACACCCGCTTGAGCAATCATTTTTGAGCAGTCAGGACATGGACTATGCGTGCAGAATAACTCGGCTCCATCAATAGACTCAGAAGACTTTGCCATCTTAATCAAGGCGTTTTGTTCGGCGTGTAAAACGAAGGGATTAGTGCCTCCGTCTTCTTTTTCACAACAGTTAGTATGAAAACCTGAAGGAGTTCCGTTCCAGCCATGAGCTAGGATGCTCCCGTTTTTGACTACAATCGCGCCTACTTTCATTCGATCACACTCAGAAACTTCAGAAAAAAGTTCAGCGGTCTTCATGTAAGCTTCTTTGATCTTAGGCTTCATAAAATAGATTCTTCTACCTATTATATCATTTAAATACGCTTGTGTCTAATATCTGTAATACCTTGTTCTTCTTTTAAGAACTTCTTATAGGCTTCAAAATGGCGTATGTCCTCTTGTCCTAAGAAGATCTTACCTGTCTTAGGAGGCCTTGCTTTCTTTTTTTGTACAGGAGGTTTTTCAGATGGCTCCGTGTCCGTAAGAAAGTTTTCTAACTCTTCTTGAGGGATTTTGTACTTCTCTTCTTGAGTAGGTTCTACAGCTTTAGCTGCCGCTGGCTTCCTAGGCTTTCTTACTGTCATATCCTTCGCCTCCTACAAGTAGAACAGCCTGTCTGGCCATTTACCCTAGAAGGGCCTGGATATTGTGTTCCTGGGGCATCCGCACTAGAATTAACTTCTACAAGGCCGGGGGCCAATGTAGATGCTTTCTTAGTTCTCTTATCAGCCCAATCTTGCCAGCCCCACATATCTTCTGATCCGTAGACGTGAGGATTTTGTTCAGAATTATTAGCCATAGAAGCTCTGGTATTTCTAGAAAGTCCTGGATTAACTCTATTAGAGGACTTTAAATATTTGTCCTGAGATAGGGCCTCTCTAACATACGCCATGTTCTGAGTTGTTCTGGCCCTGTAGTCAGAGTTTTGTCTTAGGGTTTTCCAAGACTCATATGGCGCATTTGAAGAATTAATAGCCATTTTTATTTCTATCTAAGAGGTCTTTAAACAAAAAATCAAAATTAGAGTTTAAAGAAAAGAACGTATAACTCAATTAAATCATGGCTACCAGCAAAATGTCTCGGCCTGGGGCAGAAGAAAGCGGCACTTTAGAGACCATAAGCGCATTTGATTTTGGCGAACCCGAAGTTGTCCCTGTAGAAATCAGCGAGGGGAAGTTTCTGTATCTTAAAGAACCGTGTGCCGAAGATCTTATCTATATCTCGGAGATCAATGACGACAAGAAACTAGGAGAGATCGAAGCAACACTTCAGACAATCTGCATCCTTCATGCTCCCGAAGCTGGGGGCAAAAAGTTGTCTATGAGAGATGCTAAAAAATTAACTGCAAGACAACTAAAAAAGATTGGCGATGCCCTTGGTAGCTTATTAGGATCTGATGAGTGAGAAATACTCTACGATAAGAAGGCATAACTATACTATCTCTATAGTTGATAAGAATAGCAATGCTTTATATTTTAGAGATATCACAGGAGGAGACTTAGAATTTTTTGAGAGGTTTTTTGAAGAGAGCAAGGAATTATCAATAAGTGACGTTATAGATATACTAGAGGAGATAAACTTATCGACTATAAAGATAGGCCAATTAACACCAAAGGTTATAAGAGAAGTTTTTGAAATTGTAGTGAAAGAGATATTTTGCAATTTTATGCCTAAACTCAAATGGTTAGAGGTATGTTACGCTTTACAAAATAATTCTTTTGTTGCGATGAATTTTTTTGAGTCTCAACCCATGACTAAAATTATGGCAATGATTCAAGTCCACCAGGATGCAATATCCGAAGCAAATAAATCGCAATCTAAATGACAGACGAATTAAGACTGAGACTCATATTAATCTTGTGCTCGATCGTAGTACACAAGAATGACCCCGAGCTAAAGGGGTTTGTTAAAGTGTGTTCTCACCACGTTACAGACTCTGACTTTAATAGGATAATGCGTAAATCTCTTAAAATCTTAGAGTTTCAAAAATGTGGTAGTGAAAGCTGCCCAGATTGGTTAATGAATAACTTGTTTGAATTGTACAAAAACGATCCAGAAGATTAAAGCTTATAAATGGCCATTTGTTTAAAGGGTATCTGAAAGGCCTCTTACTTTGTAAAGATTTAATTTATGGCTAATCCTGTAAACATCAATGTAGGCGCTCTACAGCGCCCCGGAGTGTTTGTTACTCAGTCTGCGACTGGCGGATTACCTCAGCCCTTGGCATCTCATGCCATTGGCTACATCTTTGGCTCTACACCCGTAGATCCATATGATGGGAATCCCCTGGACGAGTATTCATCTCTCCCCCCGTACCTACCAACACAAGTTGGTTCTCTAGAAGATTGGGTTCAAAAAGCTGGTGGAGTCCCCACCGCTTCTAACAACTTAAAATCTATCGCTTCATATGATTCCGTGAAAGCATTCTTTGAGAATGTTGGCGTTAATGGAATTCTATATTACACTCGCGTAACTCCTACTCCAGAGTCCAAGGTCGTTATGACTAAGGCAGCTGGTTGGAACTTATTTTCATTAAAAATTGGCGATCGTTACTTCGGAGATAAGTCTCTGGGTATCAACGATTCCGATGGTTTAGAGATCAGAGTTATTACAACTACTGCTCTTGATGCAAATGATAACGCGTTTGATATCGTAGGTTATCTTTCACAAGATGATCCTGACTTCAAGACGTTCTATAGAATCGAGCAAACAGACGAAGAAGCAAAACAAGCTACCTTCAGAATTTACTCTAAAGACGTTCACGTAATCCCGACCATCCAAAGCTTCAAAGGTTATCAGATTTCTGATACCGCATACTCAACTCCAACAGATGCAGGAACTATTAGTCGCTATGTTCCGATCAAAGAGCTTGATTTTAGATGCGTTGCTAGAGACGTATCATCACAAGAACCAATTCTTCCTATCTCTGGCTCTGCCATTGGTAATTTCTTAGAAGAAACATCTGTAACTGGAAAGACCGCTTCTACTGGCTCGTTCGCTACATCTGGCGAGGTTACAATGGGCTCAGGAGAGATCGCTAAGCTTAGCATTGGAGCCGATGCTCTTGCTGCTGGTGATAAAGTTGTTTTTGAAGGAATCAATCCTGGCCAAGCTGCTTATAGTTCTGCCGGTGAGCTTCCTACTGGAAATATTTTCTATAGCACTACATACACTGTTTTAAGTGTATCTGGCGATACTTTTATCCTCGATAATGGTTCGAGTGCTGCTCTCACTTTCACGTCTAATTACGACTTAGAAGTAAGAGTTCGTAGACTTGCATATGACCCTGCTGTTCAAGCAGACGTATTTAAAGCAATCGAAGACTTCTTGCTTGATCAAGAGATCTACGCTGCTGACAGCAACATTCCAGATAACAAGATTGTAGCCGTTACTACTGACGAAAGAGTCGGAAAAGACGACCATATCAAATGGTCCGATGGATTCGCCGCTTATTATCAGTGGGATACTGGCACTACCGCTTTCACTGCAGGAGCAGCTGGAGGAGGCCTAACCGAGGTTCCTAATGGAACGATCACTTCTGTAGGCGGTAATGTTACAAGAACTGGATATGTTCCTGACAGCGTCCAAGTCTTCTATGTAAACATCGCAGGAGAGAACAGAGTCATTATTGCTAATGGCGCTACTCCAGACGAGCTTACAGCAGACATCGTTAAGTCGCTCAAAGAAGTTCTTGCAGAGAAAGAACTCGATCCTTACTATGATGTAGATGCAGTTACTGTTGACTACTCTGGTTTAGGAGCTGGTAACTTTGCACCTAACAACGGCATCGGAATCTCCACATCTACTGCTAATGCAGGTAAGCCTGCTCTTCGTCCTACAAATGACGGAAAAGCACTTACAGGTAGTGTTGCAACGACGGCTTCTAACACAACTATCCAAGGATCAACTTTAGCTCAGAGCGGCACAGTTGAGCTCTTAGCAAGCGGAGCTTTATTAGGTTCAGGCACGGATTTCCTTTCATCTATTGCCCCCGGATATAGACTCCTTATTGGATCCGCTACATATGAAGTTGTTACTGTTTCCTCTAACACTGAGGCTATTGTTAGTAACGACAACAGTGACACTATTGCTGCTAGCACAAGCTACAGTTCAGTGACAACCAATTTTACTGAGAGCCTTTATAATGGATCTTATGTTGTTATTAATGGTTACAGATTCGAGGTTGCAAGTGTAACCAACGATTCTGCTTTCGTTGTAACTTCTGCTCCTACATTCACTTCTAGTTCTACTACGGTGTTCCTAGATAGTTCTATTGCTAATGGATTCTATCGTCACGATTATATCCTTAAAGTAAAAATTACTTCTAAGAACGGCATCCCTTCTCCTGTTGTTCCCGGTCTTAACAGATACGGACAGAGAGATACTAACGTAGTTAGAATCAGTTCACTTTCTGAAGCTGCTGACTTCTCTGCTTATAAGTTATCTTCTAAAGCAAGAGCTCAGGACTTTGTTTATGCTATCGAGCAAGGCATGGGTGCCAGCGAATATCGCCCTGGTTTCCTCTTTGCCCCAGAAGCATACGCAAGCTTCAAGCAAGAAACTAGTGTTCTTACCAAGAAAGAAGCAAGAGAAGAAAGAGTGAAAATCTCTCAAGCACTTCTAAGAGCTGCCGAAGGTAAGCTTGGTGAAGTTGAGGGTATCTCTGGTACTCAGCACATCGCCCTTATCGATTGTGGAGCTGATGAACTCAGCTTGAGTGAAGTACAAGATGAACTCGCCTATGTTAAGTCTACAGCCGGTGCTCCTTTTGGACATGGTGCTTTCTATGCTCCTTACATTAAGAACGGTGCTGATAGATTTGTTCCTCCTAGCGCGTACATTGCAGGTATTGCCTGCTCTAGATACGTTAACGAAGGATTCCAACAAGCCCCTGCTGGTGCAAGATATCCGCTAAGAGGGGCCAATGGCCTCCGCTTCGATATCACGGCTCAACAGCAAGAAGTTACATACCCTCTAGGCCTCAATCCAATTAGAAGCCTACCCAATAGAGGAATTGTTGCCTGGGGTGCTAGAACAATGAGTCCAAACGCCCTCTTCAAGTTTGTTAACACGAGAGCGATCCTTAACGTCCTTCTAGACGTTATGGCTAGGAGCTTCGACGATGTTCTCTTTGAGCAGATCGATTCCGCTGGTACACTCTATTCTAGAGCCAAGTCTATTGCCTCTCAGGTTATGGGCCAACTTTATCGTCAGGGTGCGCTCTTTGGCGCAAGACCAGAACAGGCATACCTGGTTGTTTGCTCTGATGCCAACAACAGCCTGGCTGATCTGGAAAATGGAACATTAAGACTCGATGCTTATGTGGCTACATCGCCAACGCTTGAGCGTCTAGTTGTTACTGTGGTTAGAACACCTGCTGGTCAGGTTGCTCAGGTACAGGATTCGTTCTCTAGAAACGTAGATAGATTCGACTATCTCCTTAACCAAACTACCGTTTGATAATTAAAAATGTCTGATAATCAAGAACAGGTTATAAACTCAAAAGAACCTTTATCTTCTCAACAAAAGAAGAAATCTGTGCATATAGAGATGTTCAGGGCTGGTCCTCAGACCAGCTCCACTGGGCAAAAGCTGATGTTCACAGAGGAGGATCTGGATCAGGTCATCGGGACTTATGTCCCTGGTGACCACGAGGCCCCTCTTATTATCGGGCATGATCAAACAGACGGGACCCCAGCATTGGGTTGGGTAAAAAATCTTTGGAGAAAAGGTAAGGCTTTATGGGGTAACGTTGAACTTACTCCTAAAGCTGAAAAACTAATTCGCGACGGAGTGTTTAAGAAAGTAAGTAGCTCGTTTTACTTACCCGAGGCTGAGACAAATCCTTACCCCGGAAAATTAGCACTTCGCCATCTTGGACTAGTATCAATTCCTGCCGTTAAAGGCCTCACCGCTTTTTCCGAAGGTGAACTTAATAACGAAAAAATTATTAACTTGGCTCCCGAAGAGGGGGACATCACTATTTCGTTTAAAGAAGCCTTAGAAACAAACAACTTTGCTATGACTAAAAAGAAAAACAATGACGTAGTCAAGGAGGTCTCGGTCGATCAAACTGCTGATCATGCCGAGGGCGGAATGACCGTCAATATCAATATTGGCGGAGGCAAACCCTCCGTTTATGACGACTCAGGCAATGAAGTCAGCGAAACAGGTGCTCCTGCCGACTATAAAATGGAGTATGCTGCTGACGAAGAAACAGATGAAGAAATGGCCCCTGAAGCCGAATCTGAAGCCCCCGAGGGTGAAGGTGATGGTGATGACATGGGTCTAGAAGATGAAGCTCCCACCGAAGAAGGTGTGGGCGATGAAGAAGCTCCTGCCGAAGAAGGTATGGGCGATGAAGAAGCTCCTGCCGAAGAAGGTGTGGGCGATGAAGAAGCTCCTGCCGAAGAAGGTGTGGGTGATGAAGAGGGAGAAGGCATTGAGCCTGCTAAAGAGGAAGGCGAAGAAGATATCTCTGGTGAAATGGAGAATAACGACAAGAAAATTGCCTCTCTAGCTGCCGAGTACGACGAAGACGAGCTCTTCCAAGCACTGGCTCTCAAGAAGCAGGCCGGATCCATGATGGAGAAGGGCGCTTCCTATGGCGAAATGCCAGAAGGACTCAAAAAGCACGAGGAAGAGAAAGAAGGAAAGGGTGAGGATGACGAAGAGAAAAAGGAAGAGGCTGATCACGCTGAAGAAGTAGTTGATAACGCCAAAGAAAAGGAAGATGAGAAGAAAGAGAAAGAAGAGGAGGATCGCGCTGAGGAAGTAGTTAACAGCGGCGAAGGCTGCGACAACACGGAAGAAGAGAAGAAGAAAGAAGAGGACGAGGATGAGGATGAGAAAAAATCTGACACGTCCGAAAAGGTTAAAGAAGAAAAGAAAGAAGAGAAAGCTGACCTTGCTGAAGAAGCCGCATCCGTGGCTACAGAATCTCTAGATCATAGCGAATCCGCTATTGGAGATCAGAGCGTTGAGAATCTTAACGCCCGTGTAGCCGAACTCGAGGAAGAGCTTGGTAAGCAAAGAAAGCTAGCTCGAGAGAAAGAAATTTCTTCGTTTGCTGAAGGACTTTTCGAGTCCGGTAAGTTGACCGAACAAGTCGTTCCTAAGGGCGATCTCGTTCGTTTCATGGAGACTCTTAACAATAAGAACTCTGTGAATTTCTCGGAGACCGGAAAGGCATCTCAATTTGACTTCCTACGTGGAGTTCTTGATTCCTTACCATCTATGGTCTCGTTTGAAGAGTTTGCAACACCAGCTTCTGCACCCAAAAAGTCGAAGTCGGTTGAGCCCAACGCTTCTGGATACGCTTACGATCCAAACACCGCAAATGTTCATGCAGATGCATTATCTTATGCTGAAGAGAACGACTGCGATTACTTAACAGCTGTTAAGTTTGTTATTAACAACAACTAAGGTAAATACTAATGGCAACAGACCCCCGCTATATGTCTTTTGACCACCAGTATGTCGAAACTGTATCGACCAGCGCCACAATTGCTGCTCACCGTTTCGTAACTCGTGCTGGTGCATACCCCGCCGCTGATGGCGATTTCGCCTCTGGCGTTACTATTTTTGATGCTCCTGGTCAAGGTCAATTGACCGCTAAAGGATATCAAGTCAATGATGGATCTACTCTCGTCTACGAGGGTCAACTCAATCCATCCATCACTCCTTCTAAGCCTGGAGTGTTTCCATATCAAGGCCTCCTTTCTGTAGTAACAGAAGGAATCGTTATTGTAGAGGTTGACGCCCTTTCCAGTGCAATCGATGTTGATGCCGCCGTATACGCGTCCGACTCCGGAGAAGCTCTTGCTTCTGGTGGTGGCGGTACAAACTTCATTCTTGGTCGAGCTCTTGACACTGCCGCTGGTACTACAGATGGTCAGTTTATCAGAGTTAAGCTAGGTTCTGAAGGCGCGACTTGATAAAATAAGGAGAATATTAAATCATGATGAATCTAGATCAAGTACGCGTAATCGATCCTATTCTTACGCAACTCGCCCAAGGCTACAAAAACGCTGAAGGCGTGGCTACATTCTTCGGTCCGGCTGTATCTATGAATACACGCGCTGGCCGTACACTCGTATTCGGCAAGGAAGCCTTTGCCGCTCAGAATTTCCTCCGCGCTCCTGGAACTAATATCCAAAAGATCCAGAACGAGTTCGGAACCAGAAGCTTCGCGCTCCGTCAAGAAGCTATCAGCTGGGAAATTGCTGAGGAAATCGCAGCAGAAGCCAAGAATGGCGCTGCTCAAATTGACCTTCGTCAGTATGCTGCTAAGGACGCTGCAAATCGTCTTATGCAATCCTGGGAGATCCATGTTGCAACTGCCGTCCAAGACGACACTGCTTATGAGACTTCCTGCGTATTCGACCTTGCTACTCGCGCCTCTGGTGCAGACAAGTTCAATGCTGCTACTTCTGACATTGAGGTTCTAATTGACGAAGCTAAGGAAGCTGTTCGCGCTCAGATCGGTACCTATCCTAATAAGATGGTTATCTCACCTGACGCTTTCAACGCCCTCAAGCGTAACAAGAGAATCAGAGACTTCATGCAACGTGGCGTTCTTGTCAACGAAGCAACTCTTGCCAACATCTTTGGCCTTGACGAGATTCGTGTTGCACGTCGTCTTAAGCTTAACCAGTCCACTGGTTCACTTGAGAACATCTATAGCAATATCGCTGTTCTCTTCTATCAGCCTTCTGGTGCTACCGATGGTTTCGCTCCTGCTCTGGATGCAAACTATGGTAACCCTGCTTTTGGATACACCTACACCCTTGCTGGTTATCCTATCGCTACTCCTGAGCGCTTCAACATCGAACGCCGTGTATTCACCGGCGACATCCTTGTCGAGCGTTCCTTCGAGCTAGTCGGCATGGGCGAAAATGGTAAAGTTGGTGCTGGTGCCGTTCTTAAGAACTGCGTCTGATTTATAATCAACAACCTAACAAACTGGCTGGCCTTCGGGTCGGCCCTTTTTGTTTAAAGTAAAAAGAAGAATAATATAAGCTATGTCAGGACCTCAGCCTCCAAGAGATATATACGGGGTAGCGAGTAATTGTAACCTAGCGACTGTTGATTACTTTGTATCTATTTTTGGATTCCAAGAAGCCGTAGAGTTATCTAATATTGAAGACCCTACCGGAAACGGGATAGACGCAGATAAGATCCAGCTCGCGTTAAATGACGCTGCTCAGCTAGTAAATAACTACATTGAAAGTGCTCCGCCTCAGGGTAAAGTGCTTATAGCTGGCTCGTTTAGAAGAACTCAGGCTACTATTGCTAGATTTTATCTAGATGTACTCCGCCCTAGGACCCAAGTCCAAGAAGCAGCAGAGAAAGCATTACAGCAATTAGAGGCCTGGGGATCTAAAGGAAGCCCAAGTGCAGGGCTTAAATGGCAAGAAGCCTATCGCTATTGGAGATCTGGTTGCTCTATGACGAAGAGCTCTTATCAGAGAGGAAGGAGCTTCACTGACCCCTCGCTTAATAAGTGGGTGCTACGTGAAGGAAGTAATGATAGACGGTTCCCTTACGCTAATAGAGAGTCTCTAGTGCTCAACAGCTACAGCGAGAAGTCTCTCCAGCCAGAGACTATTGGCATGAAAGACGTTCAATCTGATAGCAATCAGCGTTCTAACGTACTATTTGAAGCCCTTGAGACTACAAGATCCCTATCCAGCTTTGTGAATACTGAGGATTCAGATAGCCCTGAAGATGGCGACGGTCTCGTTGCAGATAACACCACCCCGTCTGCAGATGGAGAATTTGATAATTATGGTGGTCTAACTACTGAGGATACTTTCTAATGTCTACAAGCTCTTATAAAGGATATAACCCATACCACCCAACCGGAGAAGGTAGTGGGGCGATGTATCTCACAAACAACGACTCAGGAAACTGCTATGGCTACTTAACGGGCTATAAGACAGGTATTTTTCCTGATGGTACCAAGCATAAGGAAGACGCCGATGCGCTTCGTAAGTATATCATCTCTCTAGAATCTACTCGTAAGCTACAGGATCTATCAGACGTTAATTTCTCTAGAAATGTGGAGAAAGGGGATTTCCTTATATATGATAACACCAGCGGGAAGTGGGTTCTAACTGATTATCTGTCTGGCGGCGAGTTCTAATGCTTTTAGAAATAGAGAACCAGCTACATACGAGAGTACATAGCACTATAGGACAGAGCGCCGTAGTCTTGAGACTAGCCGAAGAGCTAGATCAATCTGGTCGAGTTGCAGAACAGGCCATGATTATTGTTAGCTATGTCTCTGGTTCATCAACTAACGAGATGGGCGGTGGAGCTTATATACCCACAATCAGGACAAGGAAGATGACATACAGCGTCACTCTTGTTCAGAAGCAGACCCAAAGAGAGGGGCATAGTTTTTCTCTGCCTATCTTAGACCTAATCGCCGATGCCGTGACAGGATGGGTACCAGAAGTACCAGGAGTAGAATTTGCTACAGGATTTGAGCTAGATAGCGAGAGATTTGTTCAAGTCACAGAAGCATCACAATTTATATATGAACAAAATTATTCTGTTAATGTCTCTATATCTGATGGTAGATTTTATACCCAACCTTGTGCCGCTTTTGATCCTATCTCTATTGTCGATTTCTTACCCACGAGAAAATGCTTACAGACCCAAAACGGAGAACCCACTGGTTTAGCAGTATGGTCTAGAGTTACTGGCCCAGAAACAACAGAAAGCTATATTGTAGAAGATGCAAAAGCCTGTAATTGTCCTAAATCAACAAGCTTAGAGCTCACTTGTGGAGATGCAGAAGACGGGTCAGGGACTTACGAGTTCACTCCTCGTGATGCTAGAAAGATCGCCGCAGACGGATCTTTTGTTATAGACAACTCTAAGGTGGTACAAGGAACTCTTCAAAGAGTGTGGAAATGTGATAAATCAAACAAAGGCAAGTATCCGCCATGGTTCAAGCTCAATATAGACTTTGCTCTTTGGAGAAATGACGTAGGACGTCTAGGGGCCGAGGATGAGAATTCTGCTCAGACTCTTAATTTCAAGACCGATGATGCATTGGATCTAGACTGCTAAGCTCTAATAAATAGCATCCTATCTCTATGAATATTTCTTTTAAGGGTATTTAGAGTTATGCATCTGTGACCTGCATTAAGAGTCATACCAGCTTTCTTAGGATACTTTGTAGTAAGGTCTCCATTGGCTTTCAATAGAGCAAACTCGGTGCTAACGAGCCCCACCCAATACTGAGGCTTTTTGCCTGCCATTAAGTAAGGCTCTTCTTGCATGAAAAGAGAGAGCCCGTACTTCGTTTCGAAGTAGGTATTTATTTCTTCAAAGCTTGTTAAAGACGGGGATGAGGTCTTTGATTGTAATTGAGTTTCCATCATTTTCTTTTTTCTGTTGGGATACTGTGTTAGTACTAGCGTCTGCAGCTTTGCGGAAGATATGATCAATCTCGATAGATGAGAGCCATGCGTTTGCCACGGGAAGTTCATAGATCCCATAGTTATATCGCATCCAAGCCCAGCACCAGGCATGAGCGACCTGGAATAAAGCTGCTAAAGTCTCTGCTTCTTCCTTTGGACACATATACAGAATACTATCATGGACTGACATATTAAACTTAGCATTGAGTCTGTGGTCTTTAATGAGCCATTCCATGGCGGCCATAAATGCATGAAGCATTGCGCTACCCGTGGACTGAATACACCAGTTATTCCTCATTGTCCAGAAGTCGTCGCCAACCGAGGATGGACGGAAGGCAGTTGACATTTTTGTGCCACTTAGAGGGTTAATAGGTGTTTTTTCACAGGCAATCCGGGCCATCTCATTATAGGCATATGAGTCAGATCCGCCGATAAGTTCTCTCATTCCTCGATATGCCTTACGTCCTTTCTTAATCTCAATAAGCTTCTTACCCATGTCCACAGCTTGTTTCATAGGGATGGACTTATTGCCTTTACGGATAGTGTTGGCCAGAGTCTTTGCTCCGCAGCCATAAAGCATCCCGTAGTTACATCCCTTAGCAACTGCTCTAGAGATCCCGATAGCTCTAGCAGTCATCGAGTGCATGTCTGTTCCGTTGTCTTTTGATCCTGCGAGGATAGCATGAGAGAACTGAGTTGACCCGGCCACTTGGTGATAGGAATCAGCAAAGATGGAAGCAACAACAGCTTCTTGGGCGTCAAAATCTGATTCAACAAATACCCAACCGTCAGGAGCTTGTACTCGGGTTTTGATCTCGGATCCAATTTTGTCATACTTTGGATCAGGAACTGTGAGCCAGAGATTTTCTCCAGCACGATTAGTAGAAGTATTGTGAGGGACTGTTGCTGGAACAATAAGATTGAATTCTTTACCGAGAGGATTTTTGACTTTAGCGACGTTTTGTTCACGGACTCGGCTTCTAACCGAGGTCCAATAAGATACGTTGATAGCTAGTTTGATAAGCTCTTTTGCTTGAGGTAGATCCGAGCTAAGCATTCCAGACTCGAAATCGTCATTGTAATCTTTAGAGAGTACTCCACCTACATTCTCTCCTTCGCCTTTAGGGTGGGGGACTCGGATATATTCTCCGAGGTCTTCGTTTATGAAGCACCAGCCACGATCAGTGAAATAAGTCATAGGCTTATCATCCCACTTAAGACGAAGCAAGAAGTGGGATAGACGATTCTTAGTAGAGATACCACCGATGACGAGTTTGTTTCCTTCCTCTGTCTTTACGATCTCAGAAACACTCCTCAACCACTTAGGGATCCCGTACCACTTAGAAGAAGGCTTTCCGGCTTTTGTGAGTTTGAAGTTGCACTCCCAGTCCATCTGAGATAGCCAAGGATCCGACTCTACGTCAATATCTCCTTGGTTCCAGGCATCATAGATCTCTTGAGCCATCTCTCCTAAGATCTCTTCTTGTCTAGCGATAGAGTTACGCCAGATCTCTTCACAACCTTCAAACCACTCACCCCAATCGTCTACGACTGGAAGGAACGCAGATGAGATTCCGAAGTGACCAAGCAGAGTAGTCAGAGAAGGATTGTTTTGAAGATACTTAAGGATGACAATAGAGAAAAGCTCTTGAGTGATCTCAGCGTCTTTCAGTGCATATTGAGTTAGGTCCTCTCGAAGTTCACATATCTGTTCCATAGTCTCGCTGACCACGAACACGTCTCGGATCTTCTTATCCTCTGGTTGCAGAGGGATCATAGGTCGGCAGTGGAAGTTATAACAATCTACTAGTCCGTTAAGAGATCCTTTCTCGGCCCAGATAGGGTCGGCTTTATAACTAGATTTCTTAGCGGCTTTCTGTACGTACCACCATCGCTGGCCAGAAGCTAGTCCACTCACATTAATGTGGGCAGACATGGTATCAAACCAATAGTTTCTCTTAGTGATGTCGTATGATTCAGAACAACGAGCTCTATCATAAGCAACGTTATGAGCAATAAAAATCTTATCATTACCTACGGGTACGAGGGTCGTGTAATACTCAATAGAAGGATCTACGTAGCACTCATGCATCCAGATATAATAAGCAGTATCAGTAACTGCTGTGGCCAGGATAGGATGAGAGAAGTCTGATCCTTTAACAAAAGTCTCGCAGTCAAATACAGCGATACTTTCTTCGATCTCTCCTGGATGAGTAGTCTTAAATCCTGTCTTGGTTGGAGTATACTTGGTCCATCCCGGCGTGTTAACGATATATTCTGTACCAGGCTTTTTAGGTAGCTCGGAATAAGCAAAATCTTTCATGATCTTGATTTGGTCCGATACAAGCAACTTAGAGATATTCTCGAAGTGTTCTTTAATATTCTTTCCTTTCAGCTCCGGTAGTTTGAAGTCTTCCATGAAGAAAGCCTTAGGGTTCTCGATAGGGAACGTAACTCCGAAGTTTTCCATCGAAGCCTTGATGCTTTTAATAGTTTCAGGTCTTACAGGAGATGGCTCGCAATCTCCGAACACCTGTTGGTTCATCCCATCTGAAAGAGTGGCGTAACCCAGGACATTAAGTTTGGACATAAACAAGGGCAGTTTTTACTATTATATACCAAGAAAGCGCTCCTGTCAATAGTGGATTAAGAACTCCTCTCGGTCGGTGTAGTAGACGCCCACTCCCTCAAAGTTAGTTGCGTCTATTATAAGTAGGTTCTTGCGCATATAAGGATAGCCATAATGGCCAAAGATATACATATCTTCTTCTATGGGGCAATACTCTTCAAGCCGGTCTTTCCACCAAGGGAAGCCAGGACCCGACAGTATCTTATCTCTGTTATGTTTGTTTACTTCCTTGTAGAACAGGCCGTGGCCTAAGTTAAATCTCTTAGATTTTGATTCTATAGTTACAGTAAGAGGACAACGAGCTAGCCACGATATGATATCTAGTCTCTCGTCAAAATCTAATTCCCTAAGACACTTAAGAGTATACTTGACTTCTCTCTTGAGGATTTGATCTTCTGGAGACACCAAGTTCTCTAATATATAGTTTTCGTTATTTCCTAATATGAGCGTTGCTTCGTTACTAACTACTTTATTCTTGATGAATTGAAGCGTACGAACCGGCGAAGTTTTCCTGGTCCTTTTAAAGAAGAGTTTGTGGTGAATACTATCCCCTATCAAAACAAAATGGTACCCAGGGGACCTTTCGATTACTTTCTCTAAGGTCTCAATTCGGCCATGAAGATCACCAATTATACAGTAAGGTTTATTCTTCGGTAATAACAGGTGCCCACCAATGTGGGGCTTCGGTTTTCCAGGTGGCAAAATCATGTTTGTGCATACAGTAATATTTACGATAAGCCGCTACCGCATTGCCTTCTATCTTACACTCATCTGGCACAGCCTGGGCAAACTCTGTCATATTATGGGGAAGTTTCTTAGACAGAGCAATACGTGTCCTGAGCAAAGACTTAAGACTATCTTTGCCTCCATGAGGGTGGCCGAATCTTTTCTCAAACTCTACGCATAACGCCTCGGTCAAATGGTAGGCAAAGGCCCAATTGCCAAACGACTGGCTCATCCAGATAGTACAAGGATGTTTACGAAACGCTTTAGTCTTGTAAAACTCTCCGTTAGTTCGTTTTGCAGGATCGAGGTCATTGATCACAGCAACGATGCTCATCATCTGAAGATGCTCAACAATCATTTTGTTGACATGCTTATCGCAGTGATATTCTGCCGCTTTAACAGGATCTTTGTCTAGTACAAATACATTCATAGCACTATAACATATACTATATAATCTTAATCTAAATCTTGCTCTTTATCAAAGGGCTCGTTTAATTCCCTTGTCGCCAAACTTAGTATGTAGTATATCACGTATATCGCGCCCACGACACTCATTGCGACCGTTATAATCACGCTCCACACAGGGTCATTAGGATTCTCAAGGAGGTGTGGTAATAGGTTCATTTCTTCTTTTCCAAAGTTCTAAGAAATAGCGGTCAACTTGATATAAATCTCCGGTCGGAGGTTGTTCTTCGATTTCAGACCACTCTTGGCAGATACGTCTCATCTCCAAGGGTATACTGTTTGGCGTAAACATTCTAGCGAACGAAGACATGGCAAACGCGTATCTCATTCTAGTGCGCTGTTCCATTTCCGTCATAGTCGTATTCGATCCAGCAATCTTGGTCTTTGATGTATCTCCAGTTAGGTATTGGTTTACCCTGTTCAACAACGTAGTACTGGTACAATGCATCATCTATAGTCTGTGCGATCACCATATTCTTCATCCTCTTCGTCAACGTCCTCATATGGGTTTTCCATATAGGGCCCTCGTTTTCGTAAAGGTTTATTTCTGACATATGTCTTCTCTTTATTTACTGCTACCACCCAAACGGTGAGTTTCATGACTATAAGCAATACGATTAAAGGTAAGAAGTAGCCTAACAGGATAACAGAGTTCATCTTACATCGAGCCCTCCGAACTTATACCTCATATCGCTCATGCGCCCAAGGCCAATAATGCTAACTTTCATTTAATAAACTCCGTAACTTTTACCATTATAACAACTTTCCTCTAGTTTTGGAAAAAATGATATGGACTATTCTTCTATATCATCACAATCAACAGTCGTTAAATACACTACCAACTTGTGAACCCAATTCGGAACCTGCTTTCTGTCCTAGAAGCAGTGCCCAACCACCTGCTAACCAGCCCACGTAGGGGATGTTAGCGACCGCTGGAACAGCGAGACCAGCAGCAATGCTAGTTCCTGTCATCGCACCTTGTGATCGTGCTCCAGCGTCCGCCGCGATGCACTCTGCGCTTTTTGCATTCAACTTTCCCTCTTCGTCAGAGACGTTACCTCCCATATTACGTGTGCCGTCCATGGTGTATTGATCATGACGATATTCAGTTCTCTTTTCAGTTCCTCCACCGAGCCAGCCTTGCTTGGTTGCATCAAGTGTCATGGACCTACTAGACTCTAGAACTTTAGGATCATTAGCACGATACTCAATCTCGTACCCATCCTTGCCTGCTTTAATTGTATAAGATGAATAGTCACCCTTAGGAATATTAATCATTGGAGCTGATGGCTCAGGGTTTATTAAGTAGCCCAAAATGCCGATGTGGGCTACGCCAACCAATGTTCCTACTCCTAGCGTAAGCCATTTAAATACAGAAGGCTTATTATTTTCTGACATAAGGGTCTTCTCCGTATAATAAAAAAGACCCCCATACTAGGGCCTATTATTCATTCTTTAATCTTCGTAGATCCGACACTCGTCAGTCTCTGGATTCATCTCGCAATATAACTCTAAAGGAGAAGGATCGTTATGGTCCTCTGGATGTTCTTTATGATAGTATTCCAGCTCTTCGAGCTCTCCCTCGATATGACGCCGCTGATTAGGTGAAGTCAGGGGATTGT